CTTGTTTGTATAACTTCCTGTCTGAATACGGCCTGAAATCAATACCCTTTGCCCTTTTCTGAAGTACTTTTCCGCAAACTCTGCCGATTTGCCAAATGCCACACATGATATAAAATCTGCTTCTTTGTCTTTCATTCTGTCGACCGCTATAGTGTACTTAGCCACCGCCTTTGCCTCTTCGCCGTTTGTGTATCGTATCTCCGGATCTCTTACTAATCTTCCGCATATAATAGCCTGATTCACTTAAATATCCTCCACTTCATCTAATATTAAATCTGTGTAAAGCATTGGTCTTGAAAGAACTTTCGTAAACTTGCAATAATCACAGCTTCCGCATCTTTCAGGCTCTATTTCTTCTTTTTTTATCTTCACAACTCTTTCAACATGTTCTTTCACTTTCTCAAGCGCTCCTGCAAGCGCCTCATCATTTATCTGTATGATTTCAATATCTGTTATCTTTTCTTTACTGGCCGCCGCTATATAAAAAGGCAATACCTTTCCTGTATTCTGCTTTACAATTTCTTGATATACAGCTCCCTGAATTTCATATCCCCAGTTTGTAATAAAATCCATATAACCGTATTTTTTTACATAAAACCTCTCACGGATTGACTTAACAATTTTCAAATCAACTATGCAGGTATCAGGGATATAAGAGTCAATTTTAATTTTCCAAGGCACTCCGCCGATTTCTCCGGTCATAATTACTTGCTTTTGTCCTGACATAAACTTCATAAAATACGGATCTCTTTCAATCCTATTTATAATTTCTTCAGCTTGTCTATATTCAGCTTTTAAAGTACCCTGCTTTGTAAATATTTCGGGATTTTGAGCCTTAAAGAGGGGAAGGCTCCCCTCAAAATGTGCGTCCACATAACTGCCTACAAGCAAAGCAGTACTCTTTTCTCTTTCCCATTCACCCTTTATTTCAGCCATTGCCATAGCTTCGCAGCCTTTTATGCCCATAGAGCCAATAAAGCTTTTGTATTGACTTACAGACATATACTCATTGCTCGCTTCTCTTGAAAAGTAATTCTCATTTGTCAGTTGCATTTTCTACGCCCTCCTTAGCCTCAAATGGATCCACCGCCTTAGGCTTTTCCGGTGATATGTCCTCTGCTTCGCCTTCTACAAAGCAGCCCATAAGTAAGTTCGGTACATGAATTCTTGCAAAGAAAGCTGCTGCACGATATGCAAGCATAAGTTCCGGCATTGTCTGCCACTTTTTATTTGATGTCCAACCCTCAAGTCTTGCCATCTTCAATGTCACATCCGGACCTTCTATAAGTTCTCCTTCTTTTGTAACCGCTTTTATATAGCATCCCCTGTCTTCTGTGCCTTTTTCGCCAAAGTATACTGGCTTAGCTTCTTTAAATCCTGCATTTGATTTAATCATCCCCATGCAGGCCTGCCCGCTCCATGACGGCTTACCTTTAACAACATAAAGATTTTGCATAACCATCATAGGACTTAATCCCATACGGTTAGCCATATCTATAGCTATAGCACAGTCCATTGCCTTGCCTTGATAAGCCTGTGGCACAAGGGAAGACGATGCGAACATCTTCCCTATATTAAATAGATCCTGAAAGTTTTCAGCTTTTGCAAAAACTTCACCTGATACAGGCAAATTATTTCCTGTTTCAATCAATTCATTCATATTTTTTCTCCTATAACTCAACCACTGTTAAATCATCACTGTCTGTTGTTCTTGTAGCTATAAATTGAAGTTCTTTATCCTTGCACTTCTTATAAAGTCTTTCTCTGAGCTCTGTAGCCATCTTTTCGACTCCATCAATCAATATGATTTGCAGACCGTTAGGCTTCTGAATTGCCACATCTATACATAGATCCAGCTTTTCACCTTCTGAAAGATTGCTGATTGGAAGTCCATTTATAAGCGGCGCTCCATCTTTTACACTTAGGCCTTGAACCGGAATATTAGATGTTTGCAGTATTTCTCCCGGCAAAGTTCTTGCTTTAGTGATTTTCTCTGTCAGCTCTTCGCTTTCCTGCTGAAGATTTTCAACTTCACTTTGCAAGCTTTCCATCCTACGATACTCATTGATATGTCCTTTCATTTCTTCAATGTGTTCTGCTTGCTTGCTAAGTTCGTCCACGCTTTTTATTTCCTGATTCGCTAATTCTTCATACTCTGCCAAATTTGCTGTTAATTTAGCCACATTAGCGTTATATTTCTCTTCCTCAAGTGCAATCTTATCTTGTTTTTTCTCTGAAAGTGTTGACAGTTCCTGTCTATATGCCTTAATCTGCTCCTCAAGCTGTACTATAGACTTCCCAATACTGCTTTCACGGTTTGCAGTTTCACGCTCGATAGCCGTAATTGCAATCTCCTTTTCTGCCTGCAATCCTCTAATCTTATTGTCTGAACTTTGAATAAATGCCTTTGCTTTTTCGATTAAGCTGTTCTTATGTCTTATAGTCTCTATTTGTCTATAAAGCTCACCTGCACTTGCACTTTCCCATTCATTCACCATGTACCCTGCAGGAATTGAACTTGCAATTTCTTCAATAAATGCATTTTTATTCCTTATATCCCTATTAACATCCTGCCTTCTTTGAAAGTACTTTCCTTTTTCAGACTGAATATCATCTAAAATTGCCAGTATGTTCTGATCATAAGACACCCAATCCGGTATCTCTCCAAACCAATTTCTAATCGTGTTCATGTCCCAACTGAATTCAATTAAGTCCAGAATCATTGCATTTTGCTTCTTTTTGTCCATTCCTGCAAACTCAACCGGATTAAGCTGTAAAGGTGTAAATATATCTCTAAGGAAGCTTTCAGGACTCGGCACTTCCTTACCATTGCTTTTAACAGATTTATAACTTGCCTGAGTCAAGCGCTCCTTTCTGTTAATCCTTAATCCATTATCTGTTTCAATAATTATCTCTCCCTCATTTTCACCATTTCTTACTATATAATCCCTACTGGATTTATTTGTAAGAGCATAGCGAATTGCATCGATTACAGATGTTTTCCCCGTTCCATTTTTTCCTGACAGCTCTACAGACTTTCCGTCAGCCTCATACTCTTTTATTCCAAATAAATTTTTAATCTTAATCTTTGTAACTCTCATATGTTTCTCCTTTTCTATTAAAAAATCGCTATCGCTAATATAGCCAAATCCAGTAATATAAGCCCTATGAATCCGCCCCAAAACGCTTTCTCAATGCCGTCAAGAGCGTACTCAAGCTCCTCTACTCTTTCCTTTAAAACCCCTATCTGTTTACTATGTTTTCCCTCAAGTATTTCTATTCTTCTTTCAATTCTTTTGTCGGACCACACATCCGGCACAATTACGCTATTTTCTTTTAAACTAGACATTTATAAAATCCTCCTTTGTGGCTTTACTACTTTGTTGATAAGCTCTCTTCCTAGCTCTTTATCTTCCAATACTTCCTTCAATGTTTTAGTCTCTAAAATCCTACTTAGTGCAGGGCTACTCAATACCACTCCTAAAGTACTGTCTGTAAGTATCTGCCCGATTGTAACCGACATGCTTCTCTCAATCCTTTTAATTCTGACAGTCTTCTTATTTTTTCTCCCGTGAATGATTTCTTCGTGCTCTTCAATCGCTTTAAGTTCGCACCAATTGTGATACACTTTCTTGACTTCAACTTCACAGATTACATAAGTAGGCACGGCGTTTTCTTTTATAAAAAGCTCGCACTTCATCATAAACTTATCTCCTGGCTGTATGGCCTCGTGGATCTCTTTATACCTTAGTGCAGGCTTAGGACCGCCCACTATGTGGATAATTGTATTATTGTGATGCACTATCATATGCACTTCCTCGCCTGTGCCAGTGCTTCTTCTTTCGATATCCAGAAATACAAATCTGTAGAGCTTACCTTGAATCTATCTACTTCATAGTCGTCATCTCGTACAAACTCATTCTGACTTAAAATATAATCCCTGAATCTAAGCGATACTCCAAACGGGTTATAATTATCTTTCAGTCTTTTGATAGATTCGATATACAAAGCTTCCGCCCTACATTTTCTTGTC